AGTTGCAGCCGCAACATAACCGCCTATGCTACTCGCCCCGTTTACCGCTGCGTCATACACTGCGCTGGTCAGGAATGGGCCAAATGCTGTGACTGCTGGTGACACATACGGTGTTACAGTGTGGCCTGTTGCAGAGTTATCAACAAACCTGTTGCTCTGGCAGGTGAGTAACACAGTATTTGTCACGGCAGTCAATTTACTTGTCGGTGCAGTGAAGTTAGATGTGTAAACTGCTGTGCCTTTGACTACTCTCAGATTGCTAATTACCCCGTTAAAATATTGACCATCACCAGATAATCGCCAATTCGCAACATTCATTCCTCCGGGACTTGATATATCACTTGAAAGACTAGCTGACTTTATTTCACTGCCGTCTAAATAAACTTTAACTGTACCAGAGGCTCTAACAACTGCTAGATGATACCACTGATTTGTATTGTAGGATGTTGAACTAGCTATTGCCCCATTGTTCCACAAATTGATGTTTGTTCCATCAGCTATGTAAATTCCAAAAGAAGTTGTTGCACTGACATTATTGCCAAACGTAACTAAATAGTCATAATATGCTCCATATGCCCTATTAAAAAAGAAAAACTCAACAGTAAAATCACCTGTCCCAAAATCAAAATCAGAGCTTTCAGCCACTTGCAAATAATTGCTAGTTACATAACTACCACCATCAAACGACACACCCCACTCACCATCAGGTCTAGCAAATGGCCCAAAGCTACCTTGGGTTACATTGCCGTTGGCTGTGATTGTGTGGTTGCTGGCAGAGGCATCGGTGAACTGACTGTTCACGCCATTGTTAGCACCGTCAAAATGACTGAGGAAACTTGTGCGATTAAACTGATCGTCTGATGCCCCGCCAGCAGCCGCACTAGAAGCCATTAGTATTTTATTAGCTGTACTCATTATGCTAAAGCCTGTCCAGAAGTAAACCCATAGTATGTAGTACCGCCATCTACAGTGTAGAATACAAACACATCAACAGCACCACTGGCAGTAGATAGGGTAGGTGCTGTAGCTGAAGACCACTTAATAGCTGAGTTCCAAGTAATTGCCCTAGCTGTACTGTCTTGTATAACTCTTAGGGTAGCAGCAGATACTTTTCCACTAGCAGCAGGATTAGTGAAGCTAACTGTTGTATCCTCAGTCAAAGTGTGACTAAAATTACTAGCTGTCTGTAAGTTAAGGGATACAGCATTGCCAGTTGAGGTGACAGCAGCATACTCTTCGCTAAAACCATTGTCTAAGGTTACGACACCATTAGCATCGGCTGTGACAACCTTACTAGCTTCAGATAACCCTAGTGTTGTTACATCATTGTAGTTTAACTCTGTAGCCGTAGCAGTTACACCAGTGTCAAGAGTAAGTACAGTTACCCAGCCATTGTTAGCTTCGTTTCTAATCTTGAGGGTGTTAGTATCAGTCTCATACCATAGTTGATTGGCATAAGTAGTTCCCGGTTCTGCATCCCCAGAAGAAGTAGAAGCCAGTGCTGCAAGAGCATTATTTAAGTCTGTCCTAGTAGCAGGGAAACTTTGATTAGCAATGTTAAAGTCATGTTGCGACATTACGTTAGTTCCTTTCCGTAGCCCTTAGCTACATAGTCTAGGGTCACTGCATTGGTGCTTGCTGATCCCCCAGTAAAAGTGTTTATAGTAAACCCAGTTCGGGTCTTGTTTGTTATTGTATATCTATCACCATCAGTTAAGTTAGCTAGGGATAGACCTATAGCTGGTGTAACGACGAAGGCATCATCAAAGGTTACATTAGTTGTTCCTGTAAATGTTATATCACTTCCAGAAACTACTCTGTCTTGCATGTCTACTGTTGCTGACAAAGCACTTACGATAGGGGTAACATTAGTATCTGTTGATGTCATAACTAACCTAAACTCAAAGGCTCTGGCGGATATATCAGATACAGAGAATGCTTGCCAATCAGACCATGTGGGCGTACCTGTAGGGTCATCGTCTGTATGCCTTAACTGTAGTGAAACAGAGGTGTCACCAAAGGCTGTAGGGTCTCCATCAAACACACCTGATCTAGCATCAAATAGTCCCGTAGCACTATCAAATAGGTTTGTCCTATCAAACCTTGTACTTGTGAAGGAGAAGTTTAAGCGGCTTGTGTACTTTTGGCCTAAGTCAAGATCGTTGCTAAAGTAGTATATTCCAGAAGATGCGTAACCTGTAAAGTCATCAAATAATCCAGACCTATCATCAAAGTTACCCGTAGCATCATCAAACAGAGGTATTGTAGCTAACTCTAAATAACTATCATCGTTTATTACCACATTAGACTTAACACCAGCAAAGGATGGGTCTTCTGTAAGTGTGGCTACAACATTAAGGTCTCCAATACCTATAGAGGTAACGACGAATACAGCAGGGTTATCAGACTCATTAGCACCGCTTGTAGTCTCATCCACAGCCTTAATGAAGTATGTACCTACACCAGCATTTTGCAAAGCAAGGGTACTACTACCTACAGGTACTTGTGCTATGTTCTCAGCTTCCGAATAGACTGCCCCGCTAGTTAGGTGAGAATACCTAATGACATAGTGGGCTAAGTCTAGGTCAGATACTGGTGTCCAGCTTAAGAACAGGTTACTTCCAACTACGTTACCATCAAAGTTAGTTACATCTGCTGGTGGTGCAGTTATTGTTTCCACATAATAGTTAGACACAGTGTTAAAGTCACCATGTACTCCAAGGGAATTAGTAGCCCTAGCCCTTATGTCATAGAAGCCATCCTCTACACCTACATGTTCTACCCTTTCTGTACCCACAAAGGCACCAAGAGTTCCTAGTGCTGTAAAGTCAGTTTCTCCTGTCTTTCTAAACTGCACTTCTGCTGTATCTATCAGAGTACTTGTGTTGTTTATGTCAAGCAAGAGAACACCAAGGGTCTTACCTTTAACTCTCCTTAGTTCAGTACTGATGTTTATGCCAAGGTTAGGAACTTCAAAAGGAGACAACAAAGTAGTATTATCTCTCTCGTAGACTATACCATCGTCAACTTCATTAAAGACACTTTCAGATATTTCCTTTAGGGTCATTTCTACTTGTAGGTCGTACTCATTCTGTAGTCCAAATGTCCAAGAGACAACCTCAAACTCTTTGTTGGTCCACCCAAGCCTAGTGTTAGTGATCCTTATGTTATCACCTGTCTGCACTTGAAAAGCCCTAAGACCAAAGGATGCTGTAAAGGATAGCTGTTGCCTGTTACGCTCTAAGACAATCCTAGCTGTTCTTCTGGCTTCTATGGAATTGTCAGTCCAAGGAAGGTCATAGTCTATAGAGGATTCTTGACCATTATCAGCAGTGACAAAAGTAGCATTAGTTACAGGTGGAAAATCTGTTACTACCCAGTTACTTTCTGAACCTTTAAATGTACCCTTGACACTATTAAAGTTATCACGGCGAGAGTGCCTAGTTGACAAGCTAAGGCCTGACCTAAGATCATCTTCATTGAGGTCTAGTACAGGGGCGGTCCACTTAGCAGCCTTTACGTTCCAGTAACCCTGAGTATACCAGATAGTACCGCCCATAGAGGTCATAAGGTCAGCTATAAGTTCCTGTGGCTCTATTGCTGTAGTAAAAGCACCATTGGCTGTATATCGTGTTGTACCAGCGTCTGTGTTAGTCTCGTCACATATGTTAGCGGCAGTAATAAAGGCTGTATCGTTTATGTTAGCTGTAGCTTCACCTAATCCGTATCCTGTAGCTGTCAGATAGTCTCTTACACAAAGGGCAGGGTTGTCAGACCAAGCATTAGCAGCAGATGGACTCCTTGGATCGTATACTTTCTTACCTTTAATAACAGCAGTAATCTCAGGCACACCATTAGGGAAGGCATCTACGTCAAACTCAAATACGCAGTATAAATAAGCAATTCCACGAAGCCTGTGTGCGTTTGTCCAACTACTTACCGCTTTAACTAGGCGTGGATCAGCAGCTTGATCTGTTGCTCCCAAGTGTTTATAAATCTTAATCTTGCCTTGATAACGGCTAGGAGAGGTTACAGTACCAGAACTGTTTATAGTTGCTACTTCATCGTTAATGTATATCTGATTAAAAGACTCTATCTCATGTCCAGCAAAGGCAACAACCCTGTGTAAGAATGTATTTTTAAGTCCAACTTCAGATACTGCCCCGCTAGAAACTAAGGCGTTTACAAGGGATGATCCCGAATTATTTGAAGCCTTATCCGTAGTCCCATCAAATATTCTAGTACCCGCAACCTTCATCTTACCATAGATGATCTGATGGGATATTGTAGAACCCCTTTGTGTTACTTCATAGCCTCTCTTACGTTCAGTGCCACCTATACCACCTAAACTAGGTCTTAACGCCCTAGAGGTCTCGTAGGATAGTGCTGAGTATGCGTAAGCTGTACCCGCCATAGGTCCCATGGTAAGAGTTATAGCGAAGGTTATAGCTGCATGTACTATTACCCTAACAACAGCTTTGGCAAGACTTTTAAAGCTAAGACCCATTAGTTAACTCCTTACTGCGTTCTAGCTTTATCAGGGCTTCTTCCCCATATTATCTCTTTGTCTTGTAAGTCCTCTATAAAATCCATGCCAAGGTCTCCGGGATATACTGACTTCTGATAAGCAGAAGTGTACCTAGCAACTCTTGGTCTTTCTAGGTCTATTAGTTTGTTCTCTACAGTTAGTTCTATAGTAGCTGTATCGGGATTTTCCTGTATGTTCATCTGATCCATGTAGCCAGAGAACGTCTGAGTTAAGGCTGTAGTGTCTGAAGTAATGCCAAAGTATATGTTACAGACACGACCTTGGTAGGGTTCCTGTAGGGCAAGAGAGACTACCTCAGAGGTCATACCGCTAAGGGTTATAGTTGCTCCTCTTACAGCAAGATCAGCCCCCTCTTCTACAGATGATATGTCTAGTAAGTTGCCTGATCCTGTCCAAGTATGCCCTCCGTAGGAAAGGTCTCCGACCCCTGTCCACAACCTAAGTTCATTAGGACTATCAAACAAAAGCTCTACAGCAAAGAAGGGAGAAATTTCTGGTGCGCTTAAGGCATTAAGTACTCCTGAGGGTACAGTTCTAGTCATTATGTAATTACCTCTACAGCCTCAAAGGAGATACCATAGGTACTAGAGTTACCTATCTGCCACTCTTGCACATTACTTGTTAGTCTGAAGACACCCTTGGCACCCTCTACAATTACGGCACTAGCAGGGTCAACGCCTGAATAAGTATCCTTGAGGTTAGGCCATATATCCACTACCCCCGTAGCAGAAATGTCTGCTAAGACCTTGTGTAGCCTAGCTGTGCTTGCTGAACCTAGTTGTATGTAGTCACCAGCTTTAAGTGTCCCACCATTACTAAGAGTTAAAGTGACAGAGGAATCACCAGCAGTACCCGTTGCTACTATGTCACCATCTTCTGCTGTACCCCTTGGGGCTACACAATTAGGATCACCCAAGAGAAAGGTATTAACTGGCCCTTGTAACGACAACAAGAAAGCTATCCAAGGCTCACCTAAGTCTCTCCTGACAGGTGGTATGGTAACTGAGGCTTTCCATGCTTGACCTGTGTGTTGTACTATCTGTTGTTTATAAGTAAAAGGAGACTCAGAGGTGGCAACAGCGTTCATAGCACTAAGAGTTATTTGTGCAAAGCCTATATCAGTTGGTGCAGTCTTTAGTGCCATGAGGTTTCCTTACCCAAATGCCTGTTTCATCTGACCACCTCTACGACGATCATCTAGTATTTGCTTCTTGGTCATGTTAGCGATAGCTGGGGCTTGTTGTGCTATTATCTTCTTAACACTCTCGTCACCATTAGCAGTAAAGTTAAAGTTCTGATGGATGATAACGTCACCAGAGCCACCGTCTGCCTGTACTCCTAGCTTACCATCTTTACCCCTTTTCAAAGGCATGATAGCTTCTGGGCCAGCTTCACCCATAAGACCTGTGCGACCATCATTCATAGGAAAGTAAGTGGGTCCACCTACGACTCCACCATCAGCATAAGGTACTAAGTTCCCATTGCTAAACACATTGCCGTTAGCACTAGCGGAAGCATTAAAGCCCATAAAGCTATCTATACCACCGCTAATCATACCTGTGATCTGTTTTACAACATAGATACGATACAGTTCTTTAATAATATCGGTAGCCATGGATTTAAAGGCATCTTTAACGGACTTAGTGCCATCTACCATAGACATCAAGGCATCACCCATACTGTTAGCTATGGTGTCTGCTACTTCCTTCTGTACTTCCCTCTGTTCTTCAAATACTCTAGTCCTTCTCTCTTCTTCCGCTACAAGTTCAGATAGAGACCTGAGTTGACTTTCTTTAGCCTTAATGTCAGCGTCTTGGTTTTGGAACTTAAGTTGCATATAGACTTCTTGTTCCCTACGTGCATCACCCTCTAATCCAAACAAAGCCTCACTTAACTCTATCTGTCTTTCCAGAGCCTTGATTGGGCCTTCCATAGTTGTTGGTTCTTTGCCTTTTGGTTCTTCTGGGGCTTTAGGAGGCTTGGCTTTAGCACCTGCAATTCTGCTTTGTCCATAGGCTTGATATGTTAAGAACATCTGATACTCTGCGTCTGCCATAGTGACAAGGCTAGCTGATATTTTTTCACTAACTTTTAACTGTTTGTCTTTTTCCTCAGTAATCTTTTTGTTTATGTTGTAATAGAGAGTAAGATTCTTATAGATAGCCATTTCTACCTTTAGGTTCTTTCCTAATATTCCCTGTTCTTTAAGTGACTCTTCATAGGCATCCCTAGCTAACTCAGCTTTCTTTTTGGCAACCTGCTCTGACTTACTACCATAAACAGCCTCAAGTTCAGAAATATCAGCCTTATTCCTAAGTTCTTTTCTGGACAAAGAGATAGCGTCTTGTATAGCCTTTATAGCATCTTTATCAGCTTTCTTTTTGTCTGCGGCAGCTTGCCTATTAGCAAAGTGTAGTTCTATGTAGCTTCTTTTTAAGTCCTGAACTTTATCAACAGTAGTCTCTAACTGATCTCCTGTTTTACCCATACTAGCTTCTAACTCAGCCCCTGTAAGTACGGTTAGAGTAAGCTGCCTGTAAAACTCTCGCATCTTATCAGGCATGTTTTCTAACGTACCAAAGGTAGCTTTTAGAGTATCTCTAATTTTAGCAGCAGCAGTTATTCTTTCTGCGTTTGTCTCTAAGTCTCTTATACCTGCAATTTGTTTTTGTATTTCATAATACTGTTGTACTGTAAGACCTAAGTTTTCTGCCATAACTTTTACGGCTTGATTGGCACCCCCCATTGCTTCTCTTGCATAATCACCAAAACTTTTACCTGCTATAGTAAGATTATCAAACTGCTGATTCAACACTTTAAAGGCTTTAATCTGCTCTAGCTTGGTTATGTCTTCAAGTAAAGGTCTTACAACATCCCCCCATACACCAAAACTGTTAATTAACTCAGCAGTAGATTGGGTAGCAACTGTAACAGCTTCTTTAAATTTGCCCATAGCCTCTATAGAGTCATCCACCCTCTCTTTAAAGGTCTTAGAGGCTCCAGAGGCATCATATAAACTCTTTAACAACATAGTCCCTATTGACAGACCAATACCAACAACGGCCCCGTAAACACCCGGAAGTAGACCAGCAAGTTGTGTACCCTGTTGACCAAAAGCTACAAGTGCGCTAGTACCTGACTGCACCTGTACAAAGAAGTCACCAACCTGATAACCTACCTGTTGGGCATACATACCAAACTTATTCATTCCCCTTGAACCAGCTTGTTGCGACTTAGCAAACTGTAGCTGTTCAGCGGTCATTGCTTCCAAGGCTTTGACGTATTGCCAACTTGCTTGGGTAGCTTGACCTAGAGTTACCCCTTTTTTCATAAGAGCGCGTTGGCTTTCTACCCTAGCTTTCCTTAGAGAACCTTCTGCTAATGTACCTTTATTTTGTGCAATGGCTACATTAAGGAGTTGTTTCTTCATAGTGTTAAGTGCTTTTTCTGCATCTATAACAGACTTCTTACCCCTAACTTCAATATTAATTGCTACAATATCATCAGCCATCGTTTACCCTCATATAAACTCCGTCAAGCCTCTTAACCGCTTCTACTTCCCAAGCTGTCATAGGCGTGTCAGTTAGTTCTTTCCATGCTTTTATTTGTT